GCCGCTCCCGAAAGGGAGTCCGGCGCGTCATCCCACTCCGAGGAGTGGGGTGGCGTCCCCGTGTGCCGGGGAACCATGAAGCCTAAGGGCATCCACATTTTAGAATGAACTTGAAGCTTCGTTTCGCTGGCCGGAAAGTCCTGGGTTCCCATGGCCAGGGTTCCGCAGGTGGGTAAATCCCGGTGGGGTTCCATCCAGGATATACGGCAGGCGGGCGTAGTCCGGCGGTTCGGACGACGTGTGGGTCGCCTACGGTGGATTGTTCACAGGATGGGCACTCCGGTGTGAATAGGCCCCGTCAGGGTGCGCTGACGTTAAACTCAGGCCTTGCCTGGTGTTCGGGGAGGATTGCAGGGCCACGCCGCCTCTAAGGGCCGTATGGCACAGTACTTCTTCGGGCGGGTTGTCAAGGCCCTCCAACGCGACACCAGTGCCTCGGCAGGCATGGGGCCACCCAGCTCGGCGTCCCGCACACAGACGGCGTAGGGGAAAATCAGCAATGTGACCCCGGGTGGCATTTTCCTTCTCTCTACTTCCATGCATGATCAACCGCAATCATGCCTCCTAAGAGGATTCAGGGTGCTGGAGCGCCTCGCGGCGTTCCAAAGAGCCGCGAGCGGCGAGGTGGCAGGAAACCCCAGCCACAGAAGCGCCGCTTCGTGGTTCCTCCCAAGTCCAAGCGGCCCCCCCGGCGTAAGGGGGAAACCTGGCGCCAGTGGTGGGCTCGCTGGACACGTGGTCGGCCAATTCCCATTCTTGACCCGGTTTGTTCTTGGACATCGTATTTCCTGGCTCCCACGTCGACGCCCTGGCCATCTGACCCTAGGCGTAGGTCTAGGAACGTTGGTCACTTAGTCGACGGCGTCACTGGCTGGGTCGCGGACGTCGCCGGGCACGTGCCCGTCGTCGGTAATGCGGCTAGGCCGGTGGTGCGCATCGCGGCTAACATCGTTCGTGGTGCAGAGGACATTGTTAACATGGTTACGAGTCCTTTGGGTTTCTCACTCTTCATCTTGTCACTGTTGAGTGTGGTTGGTGCTGTGAGCCATTGGTGCCCCGACACAGAGCAGGTTACCAACTGTTGCGTCGGAGATGAAATCTCCTTCTGCACTGAAAGCCTGTGCTGGCACCAACATGGATGCGTTCCGTGCACTGCCGAGGGGTGCTGGACGCCAGTGGGTGTTACGTGGTCCGTCAAGAACGCCACTGATCGAGTGGACCTTTGGGCCCACATTGACATCGTGGCGGGGGCCATTTACGCCTGTGACGTCCTGGACCTTGGTGAGGTGTGCGCTGGGGCCGCCGTGTTGGCAGAAGCAACCATGGAGACTCTCCAATACCATCACGACTTCACGTGCAACCAGACATGTTACTTGTTTGTCACACCTACTGAGAAGACCTTATGGTTTTTTGAGTTCGTGTCGGCGGACTGGACATGGCTGCGCATGGCGTTGTCTGTTGTGGAGGGAGCACCTAGGCTACTTTCTCACATGTTGTCTGGAGGACCAACCATCTCAGCTCTAGTGCTCTTGGCTTACGCTCTCAATGGCCACACCACGAAAGCCATCGTGTTGTTGTTCTTGTTGAGCTATGCTGAGGGCCTTCCTTTTTTCCACTTTCCCAACAGGACTTGTTCTACTGTGAATGACTTTGAGGGGACAGCTCTTTGCTTCACGCCTGTACCGTTCATCGTACAGGAGGGTCACTTCTTGCCCAAGCACACCCGAGGGTGTGTGTGGACCAAAGACCAAACGGTCAAGAGAGGCTACAACTGGACCAACCCCTACGGTAAGCCAATCGTGGGGGGCGGGTTCAATTGGAAAGCTTTTGCTGATGCATTAGAAGCCCTCTTTGGCCAACTCTCCCTGTCGGGAGGGTTCCCGAACGACACTTTGCAAGATGTGGCAGCAGTCGTCAATGTCACCGGGCTAATAGCGGGAGCCCCGCGCGAGCGGGATTCTTGCTACGTGCCCACTAGACGGCGCAGAGCGGGCGGGTGCACCGGTTGGTATGGCAACATGTCTGCCGGTGAGACCTGGGAGGAATGCGGCACCGGAATGTGGCTCACGAGATGTGCTGTGGTCTGGACTGTTTTTACTAATAGTTCCTGGCCTAGCTATCCCGCTTGGGCTCACGGACTTAGGTACCGTGTTGCTGTCAACCCGTCTGACTACTGCAAAACCCTCAACTGGACACTCAGGTTGCCCGGTGAGCCAGAGGTTGAGAGCTTTTACTATGCGGTGCGGCCGGCTAACCATCACTTCGCTATTGGTGAGGCGGCGAGTGGGTACCTGCAGTTCACCACCGACGGGACTCGACAAGTAATATCTGGGGGGGGGGTTTTGTCCCCCTTTCCCCATGTACATGACAGCGTACTGCTGTTTTGTTTTTGTGTCCTTGTTCGGTCTAAGTACATCACCTTACTGCTTGGCATCTACTTGTGTTTTACCACGGCGAATGCGTTGGTGCTGGAGTCTGTTGCTCCCGCGTTGGTGACGGCTCAAAGCCCCTGGCTTGCCCCTTTGGCAATTTTGTGCCATGACATCGGCGCTACCATCTTGCTGCTGGCTATGGTGCCATGGCTGGCTCAGGGTGGCTGTTTGCACTACGTAGGGGTTGCCCTGCTTGTGCTGGTTTCCAGGAGGTCCGAGGCCCTCGCTTACACTGGTGAGGTGGCGTCCTATTCCACTGCTTGGGTTGTCCTGGCGGTGGTCTGGTTGCTTTACCCTCTTCAGAAAAGGCATAGGGCGTCGGCTTTTTGGACAGTCCGGTACTTGCGCGCAAGGCTCTACCATCATGTCGAAGGCTACGGGCTGCGCAGGCTCGACCGGAGGCTGTGCATCTGTGCGTGCCTCTTTCCTGAGGCGACGTATCAGGTGCTGACCTCCGTGGTGCTTGCGTGTGCTGTGCTTGAGACGTGTCTGATGGGACTGGAAGATCTGGTCCTGTGCAAATCAACGCCGAGAAGGGTTTCAGTGCTGCTAACGAATCTGTATCGGTTGTTTGGAGGCCGAGCCATTCCAGTCATGCTCTGGCTACTCCAAAGGGCAGGAGACAGAGGCATTTGGTTGTACAAACATCTCAACGACTTGGATCAGTCGGTCCTGAGCGCCATCGAGGAGTTTGCTGTTTGGTCTGATCCCCTGATGCTGCACGAAACGGAGGTGAAGATCATCTCTGACAGTGCCGGCGAGATGGCTTGCGGTGACTGCTACAACGGGCTGCCCGTCATTGCTAGGCTGGGCGAGCTCGTAATGTGTGGCTGGAACGGCAAGACGAACATGAAGGGGTGGAGACTGACAGCCCCATTCAGGGCCGATATGAGCTTGCACACTGGATGGTTCAAGACTGTTGCTTTGTCCATACACGGAACGGACCCCCGCACCCACGCTGGTCAGATCGCGATACTGGGTACCGGGCTTAAAAGTTCCATGGGGTTTGGGTTCAGCGGAGCTCTGGTGACGACTTATCACTCCAGCAAGGGGAAGCAGCTGGCCTCCACATCTGGTCAGCTGATGCCTCTCGCAATCAACGCCACTGATGACACCGCTGTCTACCCGCTCCCTGCTGGGATGACTTGCCTGGAGGCCTGCAATTGCGGTGCTGTAGAGGCTTGGGTGCTTGACAGACATGGCGGGCTACACCGAGGCGAGCTGAAGGGAGGGGAAGTGGTGCTCACGGCGCCCGTCCCGCTCTCGCACATGCGGGGGGCCTCCGGGTCTCCGGTCATGTGCAAGATGACGCACGTCATCGGTGTCCTGAGGAGCGTCAAGCACATCCGAGGATCAGCTGGGAGGGTGTGCTTCACTCCTATTGATAAAACCACCGCCCTAAAGATGGTTGTCCCTGACTCTCAGACAGCTCTACCACCGGCAGTCCCAAAAAACTATGAGGTGCGCGTGCTCCATGCCCCAACGGGCACCGGCAAGACCACCAAGGTGCCTATGGGGTATGTCCATGAGGGGTATAAGGTCCTTGTCCTGAATCCCAGTGTTGCGACCACCCTCAGCATGGGCCCTTACATGCAAAAGGCGTATAACATCGCGCCTAGCGTGTATACGGGCGAGACATCAATCGGCACGGGCACCAAATTGACATATGCCACCTATGGGAAAGCCGCAGCCATGGATACGAGTTTGTTGACCGGTTATGACGTTGTGATTTGTGATGAGTGCCATGATGTAACAGCGACCACAATCCTTGGGATAGGCCATGTGCTGACGAAAGCCGAGTCCTGTGGGGTTAAGCTCGTCATTCTGGCCACAGCCACGCCTCCAGGGTGTTCAACCACACCCCACCCCAACATTACTGAGGTTGAGTTGGGCCCGAGTGGCGAGGTGCAGTTCTATGGGAAGCGGCTGGAGTTGGCACACTACCTCAAGGGTAGGCATCTCATCTTCTGCGCGTCCAAGCAGGTATGCGACACTCTTGCCAGCTTGCTACGACAGCATGGCATCACCGCCGTTGCTTACTACCGAGGCGAATCCGTGAGCAAAATCCCGGACGCCGGTGACGTAGTAGTTGTAGCCACAGACGCCCTCATGACTGGTTATACAGGAAATTTTGACTCAGTCACAGACTGCAACCTTGCAGTCGTACAGGACTTGACAGTTGACCTCAATCCGACCTTTTCCGTTGCTGTTAGGACGGTGCAGGCTGACGCTGTTACGAGGATACAGCGGCGAGGTAGGACGGGAAGAGGGAAACCGGGCATCTATAGGTATGTCGACAAGGGGGAAGCTTGCTCAGGCATAGTCAGCGAGGCAGCGGTCGTCGAGGCCTACGACCAGGCGTACGCTTGGTTGAGGGCGGCTCCGGCCGAGACGAAAGCCATGCTGGCGGCCTATAGTAGGCAACCTGGACTACCTGTGATTAATGCCGACTTAGACATGTGGGAGCAGTTTTACCAATGTTTACACCCTGACCCCGGCCTCTTGGAGAAGATCAAGGCTAGGGCAGACAGCTTTGCAACCATTACTGCTATGCAGTGGACACTTTCTTCCAACAACCATGCCCCGCTCCCTGGCACTGAAGGCAGGTGGCAGGGCGGCAGATACAAGACAGGCAAGTGTCCGCTCATTTGCCATTTGGACTGTGACAAAGCGGTTGAGTGGTCGGATGAGGACCCCTTCATCCAGCAGCTCTCCCAGTGCCTTGGCTTGGACCACGAGGAGATGACGGACGGGTGGAGCGTAGTGATTGCTGGCGGTGTGATGATGGGGCTTGCGGTGTTAATTGACAGCACCGCAGCTTTGGTCGTCACCGGCCATGTCGCTATAAACAGCGAGTTTGTGAACACGCTCCCTCCAGAAGTCCTTTTCGAATTGGAGCCGACCGAAGCCGAGGAGTGCGGGTTTGACCTCGTCACCGCTAAGACAAACTTTACCGAATTGGTTACCAAATTAAGGGAACAAGCAAACAATTATTTGGTCATGGCGCGCACCAGCGCTCAGCCTGTGGCAGCCCCCACTTACTGGGAGGGAATTTTAAACACCTTGACTACTTGGGCGGCCGATATCTGCGCTGCAGGGGGCGTGGCGTTGGGATTGGCAACAATCCGTAACAACGCTCCGCTTGCTTGCGTCCACGCTTTTACGGCCGGCCTTGTGTCGTCCCTCCCCCTAGCGGGGAAAACCATTCTGGCACTTGCTGCTGGTGCGGTGGCCTCAACTCTAACCACTTCCAAACCGTCCTGCGCGTTCACTGTCTCCGCGATCGTGGGGGGGGGAGTTGCTGCCCTAAGTGTGGGCTCGATTCTCTCCTCCATCTTTACGGGTTATGCTGGGGCGACTGCTGGCGCCAACGTTGCCTTTCAACTTTTGCAGGGGAAGCTTCCCTCGCTCGAGGATCTGACCGGTCTTCTGGCGGGGGTCTTCAATCCTGGCAGCGTTGTGGCTGGCGTCGTCGCGGCCGTGATCCTGAAGAAGGGCATTGCGGACAGAAACGCGGACTGGATGAATAGATTATTGGCCATGTTGTCAAAGACAAATGTTGTCCCTACAAATTATTTCCTTGACTCACAGCCCATGATGGAGAAGATCGAGAAGATGTTAAAGGCTGTCACCCCGATACAACTTTTCAAGGCACTTACAGATTGGCTGGAACGGCCCGAGGCAGCCGAGTGCGCTGGAGGTTTCCACCTCGGCGGGTTGTTGCGAGCCTTAACCACACTCACCTACAGGCTCCTGTCTGGCATTGTCTGTTGGATCAAGAGTCACCTTCCCTACCCTTCTATAGGCATGTTGTCCTGCGACGTGCCCTACAGAGGGGAATGGAGTGGAAAGGGTACTGTCATCACTAAATGTGGGTGTGGTAAGAAGAACACATACAGGATTGACAGTGGGTACGTGACACCCGCAGCGGTAGCCAAGACATGTTGGAGCTTCTGGACGGGCGGAGTCCCGATCAACGGCTCCACTGTGTTCAAGGGCTGCGCGCCCACACCATCGCACTGGTCGGAGGCAGACGTTTGTGTCCAGTGGGGCGACTGGTACAAGGTCGAAAGAAGAATGGGCTCCTATTACATCGTGGGAGTTCATCCCCAAGTTTTGGAAGTCGACCTGAGGCCGCCTCGTCCCACGGACATAAGCTACGCTGACGGCAGTAGATGCGCGCAACACGCTGGTGAGCGTCCTTCTTACATCAAAGATTACGCCACCATCTGCGGTGTTGATGTCACGCTGCCCATCACAATTGAGAAACTTGCAACACTTGTCAAGCAGAAGAAGGAGGACGCCGCTAAAAATGTTTGCGAGAAGAAGGTATTTGGGTTAACCCTTACGCCCTTCTGCGAACATGAGGAGAACAGCATCCTCAAAGAAATGATGAAGTTCGATCAGGAACAAAATCCCACTGGTCCTGCCCAACTGATGAAACCAACTCCCGGCGTGCATGCTAAACCGGAGGTTGCGGGCTCTGCCAGCAGCGGCTTCGGTGGCTCCTTAAACGAGTTCATACACGAGACATTGCCAGAACCACCACGGCATGTCGACGTTGTGGGCGTTGTGAAGGGGGCCGCCGAGAAGGTCGCTGAATGGATAGGGTACGCTCCCACCGACGCGGCGGCCGTCGTGCTGGGTAGGCACTCCCCTGACGAGTTTCTGAGGTCTGATGGCGTCCTTTGGAGGGCCGTCTCCGGCAAGGAGATCAATCAGTCTAAAGTGACATTCAAACCACTGACTAGTGACTATAGCACTCCTTCAGTTCCAAGTCAACAAAGTTCCACAAGCACTCCAAAGTCTTCTCACAGTTCTACTCCAGCTGTTGACTTTTCTGACCTTCCTCCTCTTGAGGGCGAAGAAGTTGAGATCACCTTCGGTGCGGACAACGCCAGCCTTGCTAGCGAACTCACACTCCACAGTAAGGATGGGGCTGTTGTGGGTCACCATGCAGCCGCCCTTACTACCGCCGCACCGGTTGAGACTAGGTCCGCCACTCAAGTCGAGGGTTTCTACTTCAATCCTGCTTTTGTGCCAGATCCCTTCCCCTTGCCAACTGGGGAGGTGGAGGCACCTGAACCAGAACCAAAGTTTCAATGCTCTTGTGGTAAGGAGTTTTTAACCATTGCTGGCAAGGTAGCATGCTCCCTCAGCCACCCTCAGCAGGCTGTGCAGGTGCTGACGCGTGAGTCCGAGGTCTTCTACAGTCGGGGCAGGATGGTTAGGCACACCACCGTTTCAGTCCAACCAAAGGTGAGAGTGCCACTTATGCCCCTACAGGAGGACGTGGACTTTGCGAATGACCTGTTCGCCGATGAGGAGGGCTGGGAGACGTCTTCCGAAACCAGCTGTAACTACTCCTATATTTGGAACAACATCCCCATTTCCACAAGGCAAATTGGGAAAAAGCCCCTACCAATTAGGTACCTTTCCTCTGGCTTGGGCCGGTTCAGGCAGTTGGTCTACTGGTCTGAGCCCGCGCAGGCAGAGGAGAGAAAGGCAAAAGTCACATACTTTAGAGAGGCTGAAGTTGACGCGGTATTGGAGAAGGTTAGGGACTTCGCGATCCGGCGAGCCAGCCGGGTTCGCGAGGGCGGCCTTTCCTTTGACGATGCTGCGCAACTGACCCCTCCTCACTCAGCAACATCCTGCCTATCTGGCCTGACAGCCAGTCAGGTTAGAGCGAGAACGAGCAAGGCGAGGAAGCTGTGTGAAGAGGCATATCAATCAATTGGAGACCCGACAAGCAAATACTGCATGGTTACAGTTATGCCTAAGGTGGAGATCTTTGTCAAGACCCCCGAGAAACCAACAACTAAGCCGCCGCGCCTCATAGCATATCCACCGCTTGAGATGCGAGTGGCCGAGAAGATGGTCCTCGGTAAGGTGGGTCCCGCTGCGGTGAAAGCCGTGTTGGGGCCCGCCTATGGGTTTCAGTATACACCTTGGGAGAGGGCGCGGAAGTTGGTGGAATGGTGGGAAGCGAGGAAAAGCCCCATGGCTTTTGCTTGCGATACCATCTGCTTTGACTCCACCGTTACCGCCGCCGACGTTGCCTTCGAGTCTAAGGTGTACGCTGCTGCGTGTAAAGATCCCAACCTGGCCGGTAAGATCTTCGGCCTAGGAAACACTCTGTATACCAGCTCCCCCATGTACTCGCAGACCGGCCAATTGCTCGGTGTTCGGCAGTGTAGGGCTAGTGGAGTTTTCACTACATCCAGCTCCAACTGTCTCACTGCCTACACCAAGGCGAGGGCCGCTGCCGTGCATGCGGGAATCAGTAACCCACAGTTCCTTGTCCACGGAGATGATATCATCTGCATCTGTGACGCTTCGCCCACCGTGGAAGAGGACAGGCAACGCCTGGCCACGTTCGCGGTGTGGATGAAGAAGTATGGGTGTCCACAAGGGCAGGTGCCATACCCTTGCTACTCACTGGAGGAGGTGGAATCCTGCTCCAGCAATGTCAGCTCGGCGAAGGACCTGCTCACGGGAAAGCCCTACTACTATCTCACAAGGGACCCCGTCGTGCCCCTTGGCAGGGCAATGGCGGAGGCGGTGGACAGGACAGTCAGTCAGACCTGGATTGGAAATTTGCTCTTGCACTACCCTGCACTCTGGGCCTCCAGGGTGCTCATGGTGCATTTGCTAGACCAAATTGACACTCTCAATGATGTGACCGACCTGACAATCAACATTTGGGGCACGGAATACACTATAGATTTGACACATTTACCCTATTTGATTGACAAGCTGCACGGGGAGGGTGCGCGGAGGTTGGCGTACTTCACTCCTGCTGAGGTGGCTCGCGTTAGCGCTAGGCTGAAAACACTCGGCTACCCGCCCTTACGGGCGTGGAAAGCAAAGGCCAAAATAGTGCGCGTGAGGTTGCTAAGGCGGGGGGGTAAGTTCGCTTACCTTGCAAGGCATCTCCTTTGGTTTGCAGCAGGGAAATTGCCACCACCGCTGGACCCAGCGGTGAAGAACAGGATTGACTTTAAGCTACCTAGTTTTTCAAGTCCGGATGGATACATTCGCCAGTCGGCGGATTTGGTGTCGATAAGCGGAAACATGTTCGCTGTTGCATCATCTCTGCTTGTTGTGTCCGTCCTGCTAATAAACTCTCCTAAACTTCCAAGGCTACTCTCAGGGTTGACATCCTGAAAACGGGCTGGCATCCGTTGCCTGAGGAGCAACTGCCCTGCGGGGGGGTACGTCGTCACTGGCTCTGACCCGGAAACGCTCTGGG